CTGATGATGGTCAGGGCGGACCTCAACTACCAGCAAGGGCTCCCGCGAATGTTCTCACGAAGCACCAAGGTCGATTTCTACTGGCCCGCCCTTGCGATGTTGGGCGAACAGGCCGTTCTGTCAAAAGAAATCTACACGGACGGAACAGCGGGAGACGAAACCGTATGGGGATATCAGGAACGATGGGCGGAAATGCGATACAAGCCGTCGCAAATCACCGGCAAACTCCGCAGCTCAGATCCCCTCGCACTGGATAGTTGGCACCTCGCACAGCAATTCTCGTCACGACCGCTGTTGAACTCGAGCTTTATTCAGGAAAACCCGCCGGTCTCACGCGTAATCGCAGTACCGTCTGAACCTGAATTTATCATGGACGGCCATGTGCAATTTATTCATACGCGTCCGATGCCGACGTTCTCGGTTCCGGGAATGGTCGACCACCTTTAAAGGAGAATTTATGAACCAGCAAAAGCGTGATTGGATTCTGAGCCTCGTCAACGCCATCATCAGCGGACTCCTGGCCGCCCTCGGCGTGGCGGTCACTAAATAATGGCATGGGGGGCCGCCGTAGGCGGAATCGTCCAAGGGCTAGGAAAATATAGCCAGTGGGGCCTAAATAACAAAACCGCGAAAACCTACGCAACGAGCGTTAGGCACCTCCGCAGACGAGAATATCAAGATATGGTGTTCTCAATGAAACAAGCTGGACTCAACCCAATACTCGCAACTGGCGCGACACCCGGACATAGCCAGCCATGGGCAGCAGCAGCACCCGACATGAATCTAGCAGCCGGAATCGACGCCGGCACAAGACTCGGCAAGCAAAAATCCGAAATCAAATCTAACGAATCAACCGCAGCAATCAACACCGCCAAAGCGGCGACAGAAGCAGTACAAAAAGACAACGCATTATATCAACGCGCAAACATTCTACAACAATACGATCAAGTCAAAGCAGACATCGGCAAAACAAACCAAGAAACCCTAGAATCCGCGACTCGCCAATCCCTCTACGAGGCGCAAGCCATCAAAGACGGAGCGAGCGCAAAAGAAATCGACACGCGACGAAAACAACTCGAACTCGAAATGAAAGGACAAATGGGCGTCCGCCCCATAAGCGACCCGATAGGATACCTCGGAAACACAGCACGACACGTAAACCAAAATTACCTAGCACCTATGGGCAGAAACGCCAAACGAAACCTAGAAGCAATCGCTTCCGAAGCAGCAACCAGCGCAAAGGAGTTTAAAGAATGGCTCAAGGCACAGCAATCCGAATGATGACTGCAGAGGAACGATACCTTCACAACCGCCAATTTGACACGCCCGGAGGCGGAGAAGCACTCACCAAACAAGCCGACAAAGATTCGGCAGATATCAATATTATTGTCAAAACCTACGGAACTAGCAACGAATTCGCGAACGTAAACCCGATGACGCCTCGATACCAGGACAATACCGAAGTGATGGACCTGATCCAGGCCAAAAATCTGTGGAACGAAGCCGTTTCCGAATTCGAAAAACTGCCCGCAGAAGTAAGAGCACTCGCGAATAACGACCCCATCGTATTTCTCGATATGCTCACAGACGAAGATGCCGTAGCGGCACTAAAGAAGCGTGGGCTGCCGATCAAAGAGGTGGAGCCGCCCGACGCCAGGACCCTTCTGGAAGGGATCCACGGGGCCCTAACGGCCCCGAAAGAGACTGAACCCAAGCCAGAGTGACTTGGCCCAGTCAAACCAATATACTACGAGAGAGTATATTGGAACCGACCCCAAACGGGGTCAAAAGGAGCTCGAGATGCGACGACAGCTAAGCCGTAGCGCAAGCCGAAAGAACTTTCGGCGGGGAACGCGTGTCAACAACGCGAACTCGCACCCGCTCCCGCAGCGCGGGGGGTGGAGGCTCTAAGCAGTGGCGTGCAGGCGACCGCTTGGGGGCTACCGGACGAGCGACGGAAGAATCACCTTCCGTCGCTCGTCTGCTATGGGGAACAACCCAAACTTAACAGAGGTACAATGCGGACAGTGCAACGACTGCCGAATAGAAAAAGCCCGAGAATGGGCAGCACGATGCATGCATGAGGCGCAAATGCATCAAAAAAACAGCTTTATCACACTAACGTACAACGACGAACACCTACCCGAAAACGGCAGCCTAGACGTAAAAGTCTGGCAAGCCTTCGCCAATAAGCTGAAAAAAGCAATCGGACCATTCCGATTTGTACATGTGGGCGAATACGGCGACGAAGGCAATAGACCGCATTATCATGCGTTAATCTTCGGACACAATTTCGACGAGGATCGAGCACTATGGAAAGAAGACCCGACGAATGGGAGGCGCTACTACCGCTCAGCAAAACTGGCAAAGCTATGGCCCGCGGGTTTCCACGATATTCAAGACCTATCGAGAGAAGCGGCCAACTATGTTTGCCAATATGCGATCAAGAAGATATACGGAACGAGCGCAGAAGCCGAAGAAAGAAGAGAGAAGCGTTACCAAAGAGTAAGCTTCGAGACTGGAGAAGTCTGGCAGGTAGCGGAAGAAACATGGACAATGAGTAGAAGACCGGGAATCGGCGACGGATGGTATAAGAAATATCACACCGACCTATTCCCAAGAGATGAAATGATCATTCGCGGAAGAGCCAACAGAGTACCCAAATATTACACAGACAAGTTAAAGAAAGATAATGAAACGCTCTACAGTAAAGTGAAAGAGAAGCGAACAGAAAAAGCCAAAGAACGGGCCGCAGAAAATGAACCGGCCCGGAGAAGAGTAAGAGAAGCAATAACGACCGCGCGTATTAAAGCGCGGCTGCCTCGCAAGCTCGACTAAAGACGCGCCAGGGCGCCAGACGGCGCCTAGGGGCGCGAAGAGTAAGACCGGCCGCGCGCCTCCGGCGGCGAACGGCCTCCGGAGGGGGAGGCAAAGACAAGACTCTGATGGCATTGAATAAAAAACAAATAGGCTAGATGACCAGCAGATGTCGCAATGAAGGCAAGACTGAAGTAAGATCATCCGCGAAAGAGCAAAACTGGGGGCACCCCAGCCCCCAAAAGAGGAAGAAATGAGAAAACGAGAAGACATCCGAAGTGAGATCGCAAAAGCCAGACTCGAATTGATTCACCACGAAACCCAATACAAGGAATTGGGGAAACGGATCCGCTTGCTCAATAAGCAAATCGGAACCCTGCAGGTCGAATTAATCGAAGCATTCACCGACGAGGTAAAGAAATCGTGAACGAAATCTATAGCGTGTTCGACAGTAAGGCAGAGTATTATATGCCCTTCTTCGTCGAACGAAACGACATGACAGCAATCCGAGCCCTGGAAGCGGCAATGCAGCCCGGACACCCCTTGTGGGCCAACGCAACGGACTATAGCCTGTTCCACATCGGCACATGGGACCAAGAGACCGGCAACATCCGAGTCACCGGGCCCAAGCACATCACGGACGCATGGATCGTGAAGGCCAAACTAACAAACGACAAGGAAAACGAATAATGGCGAGGACGACCGCGGGCACCCCGAATAACAAGAATCACGCATTCAATATCGTACCGAAGGCGGAAATCCCGCGGTCGTCATTTAACCGCACACATAGCGTCAAAACCACATTTAATAGCGGATTCCTGATTCCCTTCTTCGTGGACGAAGCCGTACCCGGCGATACCGTAAAGCTGAAAGCAACCCTGTTCGGAAGAATGGCAACGCCGATCTTCCCCATCATGGACAATCTGTACCTAGACGTATTCTGGTTCAGTTGCGCAGAACGACTACTCTGGAATAACTTCAAGAAAATGATGGGGGAACAGGCAAACCCCGCAGACTCCACGAGCTTCATTATGCCCGTGGTCACAAGCGCAGCGAACGGATTCGCAAGACTCGGCCTCGAAGACTATTTCGGGATACCGCCCCTACACAGCAACGGCTCCGGCGGAGCGACAATGAGTGTGCGCGCGAGCTGGCACCGAATGTATAACAAAGTATGGAATGCGTGGTTCCGCGATGAAAATTTGCAAAACAGCGTTGCGGACAATATGGGAGACGGACCCGACGCCGTTGGAGATTACGTGCTACTGCGACGAGGAAAGCGAAAAGATTATTTTACTAGCAGTCTCCCGTGGCCGCAAAAGGGCACAGCGGTATTGCTTCCTCTTGGAAGCACGGCGCCAATTATCGGAACTGCGCCGGTCGTACCGACAACGACAAATAACAGCGTCCCGACCTTCTTCCGAGCAAACGTCGGAGGAACGGCCTACAACATGACCTTCGACGGCGCAAGCGTCGAAAACGACTGGAACGGAATCAATGCGGGTGCTGGAAATGCTGCGTGGGCGACTACAGGATTGCAAACGACCATCACTGGCAGCGGCGCTTATGCGGACCTTTCAGCCGCAACAGCCGCAACAATCAACCAAATCAGAACCGCATTCCAAGTGCAAAGACTCTATGAGCGCGACGCACGCGGAGGGACTCGATACCCGGAACAAATCCTTGCTCATTTCGGCGTTACAAGCGACGACGCCCGTCAGCAGCGGCCGGAATTCCTGGGCGGAGGAAGCCTAAACATCAACATCAACCCCGTGGCAACAACCCTCGACGACGGAGTAATCCCGACAGGTAGCCTCGCAGCCTACGCAACCGTGGTCGGGGGAATCCCGACCGTGGTAAAGAGCTTCACAGAGCATAGCGTCATCATGGGACTGATGATGGTCAGGGCGGACCTCAACTACCAGCAAGGGCTCCCGCGAATGTTCT